GGTGCAGTCTTACCGATGGGAAAAGTCGGGCGAGCGGCCCGTAAAAGAGGCGGATCACGCCGTTGACGCCTTGCGCTACGGCGTGGTTTCTGAGCATATAAAAGGGGGTACGACTAACCCGCTTTTTGTTGACTTCTCGATTTTCGAGGCCGCATAAAACTATGGAATCATCCGCAATAAGCAACCTGCTGAGGAGTGTAGATATGGCCGTCTTGAAGGGTATGAGCGAGAGAGAGCAACGCCACAACACCGCGCTGGCGAGGTATTGGGGCCTTCAGTATAGCGACCTTGCCAAATGGGATGACAACACCAAACCCATGGATTCGCGCGCGCCGCGCATCGTTTGGCGGGTTGAGGCGTTGCTAGTGGACACAATCAATGATTATCTTTTTGGGGATATGCGCGCGCCCACCTTCGGCGTTGAGGGGGGCACCCTCAACGAGGCTGACCATGAGCGGCTGACCGCGCGGGCGGCTGAGATATATACCGCCTCAGGGCTGCTTGAGGGCTTGTCTGAGGTGGGGCGGCTTGGGCTTGTCACCTCTAGCGTGGCGGTGGCGTTCTACTACGCTCACGACGGTGGCGACGCGGTGGGGCGTTTTTATGCCGAGGTCTTACAGACGGGGGGCTGTATGCCAAAGTTTGGGCGCGATGACCGGGCCGCCGCGCGCGCGGCGAAGATTGACTACGATGACCTTCTTGAGCTTGATGAGCGTTGGTCTGTGGCCGTGCCCGTGCCCGGTGAGGAGAGCAAGTCTGAGCTGATGCACTATCGCCGTCTGTGGACTACCACGCAAACGATTGAATACATGCCCAAAAAGGATGCGGATGTTGCAACGGGCAAGTGGACAGAAAACAAAAAGGCCACGCCGCCCCCGCATAATCTGGGCTTTGTGCCCGTCGAGTGGATACCTAACGGCGGGTTTGTGACGGGTGACGCGGACGGGTTTCACCTGATAGACCCCGCTGACTATGCACTTGCTGACTCAATTAACTACACAATGAGTCAGGTTGACCGGGCGATTAAGTATAACCAAGACCCGTGGTTAGCGTTCACCAACGCCGAGGTTGAGGCGGATAAGCTCAAGAAGGGCGGCGGGCGCACCCTTGATGTGCGTGGCAAGCCGGGCGCGACGCTGCCCGCTGACGCTAAGCTGCTTGAGATGTCCGGCGCTGGTCAGACGGTGGCGATGGGGTTTGTCCAACAGGCGCGCACCTTGCTGACTCAAACAGCCCGCGTGGTGCTTCACAACCCTGACCAGTGGTCAGGGGCCTTGTCGGGCGTGGCGCTCGAGCGCCTGTTGGCCCCGATGCTCACGATGGTGAGCCGCTTGAGAATGGTTTATGGGCGGCGGCTGAGCCGCTTTGTCCTCAAAATGCTTGCGGCTGAGTTGGGCGGCATGGAAGCGCTCAGCGGGGCTCAGGTGGTGGCAAAGTGGGGGCCGCTCATCGAGCCTAACGACGCTGATGCGGCGGTGGCGCTAGGCAACGCGATCACGGCGGTGGACGCGGGGCTTTTGACTTTTGACCGGGCGGTTGCCCACGTCGCCCCGTACTTCGGCGTTGAGTCAGCGGGGGCGCTGCTGGCTGAGCTGTTGGCTGAGGGCACGGGGCGCACCCCGGCCCCCGCTGACGGCGCCCCGACGCCCCCCGCGACGCCCCCCGCGACGCCCCCGGTTCCTTGACCCCATCGGGGGCCTTGGTCGCGCTGAGTGACCAAGGCCCCAAACAGCCCCGCTGAGCCCTTCCCATGCCCAACGTTCCCCCCGCCATCGCGCGCGTCGCTGAGGTCCACAAGAAGGCCGTGTTGGCCCTTGGTGAGGACGCCGCATTTTTTGCTAACCACGACTATCGCCCCCGCATCAGGGCTTTACTCGATGCGGCGGCCCCGGGGTCTTACCGTCAGAACAAGCTAAAGCTAGCGCTCATCTTGGCGGGGGTCGCGTCTGAGGCAGGGCAAGCGTACACAATCGGGGAGCTTAACAACTCGATTCCACACGCGATAACAAGTGCAAACCTAGATGGTATTGATGAGCTTGACGCTTGGGCTGCTGAGAACGGCTCATCGCTGCCCCCCGTGGCGATAAAGCCCGCCAACAAGCTGTTGATGGGCGGCATTCTGGATAGGGTGCCCGCGTCCTTAGCTCGATACGATAGCGCGATTAGAAGCAAGATAAGAAATACAATTGCGTCGGGGTTTTTAGACACTGTTAGCACCACTGATGATATGGTGGATAGAGTCAACGCGGACCTTAAAGCTGAGCGGTGGCGTGCTGAGCGGCTTGTGCGCACCGAGGTAATGGAAGCCTATAACGCCAGCAAACACGCCACCTTAGTGGAGGCAAGGGACTCGGGGCTTGCGCCCGACGTGAAAAAGACGTGCGTCGTGACGTTTGACGCCCGGACGGGCAAAGACTCAGGCGCGCTTGAAGGTCAGGTGCGCGCGCTTGAGGAGATGTTTACGGACGGGGCGGGGCGTCAATACCTGCACCCCCCGGGGCGCCCCAATGACCGTGAGGTTGAGGTTCCTTGGTTACCCGACTTTGAGCCCCCGGCTGAGGCCCCGGCTGAGCTGCTGGCGACCATGCCCTCAGACAACGCCGCTGAGACGGCTGAGGCGGTCACGGCGGCGCTAAGCGACGTGGCGACCAAAGCGGGGCTTGACGTGCCCCTTAGCCCCGCTCAGACGCCCCCGGCGCTGGCTAAGCGCCTGAGCGCATATGACGAGGTGGTGTTGGCTGAGCTTGCGCTCGCCAAAGCAAAGCTCGCGCTGGCTAAGATTGAGGTTGCGCAAGCGCTGGCTAAGGCTGAGCAGTCGGCGGCGGCGGCTGAGGCAGCTTCGCTTGAGGCGCAAGAAATTCAGGATGAGTTGGCGGCGCTAAAGGCTGAGCGGCTAGAGTATGCTCAGCGCATCCAAGACGCGCGGGGCTTGCAAGACGCCGAGCCAGCGCCGCCCCCCGCCGCCCCGCCCCGCCGCAAGGCGGCGGTGCCTCAGGGTTGGCCTGAAGACCCCGAAAAGCTAGAAGTGGTGCGTCAGCTTGGCGGCTCAACGGGGGCCGAGCTGGTACGCGCGGCTGACGGCGCGCTGTACGTCCGCAAGCGGGGGGCAAACCCCGGGCATCTTGAGGAGGAGGCCACGGCTGACGCGGCGTATCAGGCGCTTGGGGTGCCCGTGCCCGACTTCTTGCTTTACCGTGGCGCTAACGGAGACGCGCGCACCAAGCTGAGCCGATTTATTGAGGGTAAGTCTCTTAGGCAAGTAGAGCAGTCAGACCCCGCACTTTACGAAAAAGTTAAGGCTGAGCTTGTCAAAAACTTTCACATCGACGCGCTTTTAGGCAATTGGGATGTGGCGGGGGCTCGCGCTGACAACGTGCTAATCGCGTCTGACGGTACACCGTACAGAATAGACAACGGCGGGGCTCTCCGATACCGCGCCCAAGGTGAGCGCAAGGCCCCCGGCGCGTGGTCATCGGGGGGGTGTGTGGACTTCTGGACGATGCGCGACCCGGCGACAAACAGCTCAGCGGCTAAGGTGTTCGGGGGCGTGAATTTTGACGCCGCGCTTGAGGCGGCGGCGGCCTTGTGGGGTGAGGAGGATGACGGCCCCGGGCGTCTGTTTGGCGACTTTGCCCGCCCCGACGGCGTGAGCTTATCGCCCGAGGTGCGCGCGGCGCTCAGGCAGCGGCTTGATGACCTTGAACACGCGGCAAACCAAAACTTTACGATGCGGGTGGACACGGTGCGCGAGCCGTATCGGCAACGGCTGACGCTCGAGGTGCAACGCCTCAGGGCGGCGGGAATCAGTCAGAAGCTACCTTCTGAGCTGATGCCCCATGTTAACTCTAAGGGGGTGGTCAACCCTGAGAACGTACGCGATGAGAACGGGGTCAAGTTTGACAAGCTGCGCGGCGAAGGTCTTATTGACGAGATAAAAAAACATATTGATGCGAACGGCGGTGACCACAACATCGTTAAAAAGTATACGCAATCGCAAGGAAGCAACTCGTGGGGTATGCAGCCCCGGGCGTTAAAATACTTCTGGAATACCAAGGTTGTAGACCGTGGAGATCCCGAGACAGAATACTTTTGGAAGAGTTCGTTTGAGTCCTCAAAACTTATTTACGAAAACCTAATTGCTGACATCCCGGGTGGCGCCGAGAAGTATGAGCAAAGCATGGCGATGTTTCACGCCATGACGCTCGAGCTGTTGCATCATGTCAAGATGCCGGGAAGTATGCAAAACGCTGACGGGACTTACAACTTGATCAGGACTGAGGCGGACTTTATACCAAAAACATATTTTCCCACGGCTAAGGTGGGGGATGTGGTGCCCCCGTACCAGCGGGGATCAATGGAATCAACATCGGGCTACGGTCCAACGTATGCCTACTCCTCATCTCAACACAAGCTGGTCTTCTTGAACGTGCCCGCGCATCGCATATTGGGAACGTATTTGCTAGGTTGGGGTGAGAAGTTTGGGGACAACGACCACACTTACCTAAGCGATGATGAGAACGAATTTACCGCAGACCTACACGGCATATCAGCCCGTTGGGAAAGTGATACCAGACCATAAGGGAAAAGATGCCAGCAGGAGCCTACTACATCGAAGATGTGCGCTGGTCTGAGGACATGGATGGTGAGCCCACCATTCATGCCCTCATCGACGGCGCACCTTCCAAGATTTTGATGATGCAAAAATCTAAGCTGCTTGACGCGGACCTTGTGCTTGTGGACGGCGCCATTGATAGAGTGGCGGTGAGCTACGGCGCAATAGAGTACGCCGCCGATTCGGGGTTGATACAAAGCGCTTATATCGCGCTGATGGTGCGCGACTTGACGCGCGCTTATCTCGGTGGTTATATGAAAAACGACCCCCGGTTTACGCCGGGCTTGTGAAGACACGCGCGGCCAAGACAAACCGCGCCCCACCACACACCATGAGG